AAGGTACTGTAGTAATGTTTTCCGCTTCAGGGAAAAAATAGCATCCAGCCGCAGCACGTTCTTGCGCACGACGTGCTGCGGCATAATCCCAATGATTACTCTCTGACAGGGTTCACAGGCCACTCAATATCAGGGGCAGTTGATGTATCAACTCGGTTCAGCAACACCCGATACATCTTACAGGCTTCCAGCAACGAGGTTTCTTCCTCCGTATCCTTTATCCATGATGTGCCGTTCCACTTCTGAAACTCCCCTGCCGGGGATAACCAGGTGACATTTTCCGGTAACGGACCGAGTTCAGAAATAAATAACGCGTCCCCTGATGCCACGTCATAAACCGTTTTACCCCGATGGTCTTCAACGAGATGCCACGATGCCTCATCACTGTTGAAAACAACCACGAAGCCAGCCGGAATATCTGGCGGTGCAATATCGGTACTGTTTGCAGGCAAACCTGTATGAGGTGGAATGGCACAAGAGACTTACAAAAGAATCAGGCAAAACGCCTGATTGATGAGAGCCCCGAACCACTGAAATCTGTCGTCAAATTTGCGCTGGTAACTGTTCTGAGAAAGTCGAACATCATAAATCTGGAGTGGCAACAGATTGACATGCAGCGACAAGTTGCCAGGGTGAATCCAGAAGATAGCAAATCAAACCGCGCCATTGGTGTGGCGCTGAACGATACCGCCTGTAAAGTGTTGCGTGATCAAATAGGCAAGCATCACAAATGGGTGTTTGTACATACCAAGGCGGCTAAGCGAGCAGATGGAACATCAACGCCTGCGGTCAGGAAGATGCGCATCGACAGCAAGACAGCATGGCTATCAGCTTGTCGTCGTGCAGGAATTGAAGATTTCCGTTTCCATGACCTCAGACACACCTGGGCAAGCTGGCTGATTCAGTCAGGCGTCCCATTATCAGTGCTTCAGGAAATGGGCGGATGGGAGTCCAGAGAAATGGTTCGTAGATATGCTCACCTTGCGCCTAATCATTTGACTGAGCACGCGAGGAAAATAGACGACATTTTTGGTGATAATGTCCCACTCTGGAATTATAGAAGAAATAAAGAAGGCGTAACTGATTGAATTTTAATGGCGCGCCCTGCAGGATTCGAACCTGCGGCCCACGACTTAGAAGTTCCTAGAACGACATTTTAAGTCAACAAATTACCGCGCCATCTCTGCGCTCACACGTCCCACTACCTCAAAACATGTAAAGCCTTGCAAGCCATTGTGAGGCCTTATGTGTCTCAGTTTTGTCCCTCTTTTTTGTACTAAAAAACATAGCAATTGAGGATAAACCTCGTGCTATTTTCGCTTATATGCCTCTAAAGGCATGGCACTTAAATAGATAAAAGCACCACAAAAGCATAAAAAAACACACAGTAAAACTGAAATATGAAACAACAACAGATAATTAAACCAAAAATAGATAGCGCATTGTGATAATCATTCAATACTAAACAAAATATAAACAGTGGAGCAATATGTAATTGACTCATTAAGTTAGATATAAAAAATACATACTCAATCATTAAAACGATTGAATGGAGACCTTTTATGCGGGCGAAACTTCTGGGAATAGTCCTGACAACCCCTATTGCGATCAGCTCTTTTGCTTCTACCGAGACTATATCGTTTACTCCTGACAACATAAATGCGGACATTAGTCTTGGAACTCTGAGCGGAAAAACAAAAGAGCGCGTTTATCTAGCTGAAGAAGGAGGCCGAAAAGTCAGTCAACTCGACTGGAAATTCAATAACGCTGCAATTATTAAAGGTGCAATTAATTGGGATTTGATGCCCCAGATATCTATTGGGGCTGCGGGCTGGACTACTCTCGGCAGCCGGGGTGGCAATATGGTCGATCAGGACTGGATGGATTCCAGTAACCCCGGAACCTGGACAGATGAAAGTAGGCACCCTGATACACAACTCAATTATGCCAACGAATTTGATCTGAATATCAAAGGCTGGCTCCTCAACGAACCCAATTACCGCCTGGGACTCATGGCCGGATATCAGGAAAGCCGTTATAGCTTTACAGCCAGAGGTGGTTCCTATATCTACAGTTCTGAGGAGGGATTCAGAGATGATATCGGCTCCTTCCCGAATGGAGAAAGAGCAATCGGCTACAAACAACGTTTTAAAATGCCCTACATTGGCTTGACTGGAAGTTATCGTTATGAAGATTTTGAGCTAGGTGGCACATTTAAATACAGCGGCTGGGTGGAAGCATCTGATAACGATGAGCACTATGACCCAGGAAAAAGAATCACTTATCGCAGTAAAGTCAAAGACCAAAATTACTATTCTGTTGCAGTCAATGCAGGTTATTACGTAACACCTAACGCAAAAGTTTATGTTGAAGGCGCATGGAATCGGGTTACGAATAAAAAAGGTAATACTTCACTTTATGATCACAATGATAACACTTCAGACTACAGCAAAAATGGTGCAGGCATAGAAAACTATAACTTCATCACTACTGCTGGTCTTAAGTACACCTTTTAACGAAGTTAACCAGATTTTCTCCCCGGTGGTATTGTATAACCCCGGGGAATTTGTTTACAGTTACAAGTAGACAATATCCACTAATTTTGTAAGCATTTAACCTATGTCATAACGTGTAATCTCTTACCGCAACACAAGACCTCAATATATTCAAATTTTATCTTTATTCCGATATTCAGAGACACAATGCGAAAAATAATTACTCATTTCAAAGTTGTTTTAACGTTACTTCTACCAGTAACCGTATCTGCCCAGCAGATACAGTGGCAATCCTGTATGGCCAGTCAATTCAACCACTGGTTTGGTGAGGAAAAACCGTCTCCTGACTTACTATGTGGTTATTTGTCTGTTCCATTAAAATATACAGACACAGGCGGAGATGCTTCTTATGAAAAAAAATCACAAGTCAAACTAGCGTTGACAAAATTGCCGGCAAAAAGCAAGCATAAAGGAAGTATCCTGATAATAAGTGGTGGCCCCGGGTTGCCAGGCATAAATCCTTATATTAACTTTGACTGGCCAGTCACAAATCTTCGTGAGTCATGGGATATTATTGGATTTGATCCTCGAGGCGTCGGACAGTCCACTCCGACAATAAACTGCCGGCAATCAGATACAGAGACTCAGGAAAACATAACCGAAAAGCAACAAGTATTAAATAAAATTAATGCCTGTATCCATAATACCGGAGCCGAAGTCATTCGCCATATCGGCTCTAACGAGGCTGTATACGATATTGATCGTATTAGGCAAGCCTTGGGGGATAAACAACTGACAGCCGTGGCGTATTCGTATGGAACTCAAATTGCAGCCTTATATGCAGAACGTTTTCCCTACAACGTAAGATCTATCGTTCTTGATGGAGTCGTCGATATCGATGACCTAGAGGACAACTTCACATGGCAACTCAAACAGGCACAGAGTTATCAGGAAACGTTTGATCGCTTTGCATCCTGGTGTGCGCGTACAAAAAGTTGCCCGCTTTCTTCAGACAGAGATAAGGCAATAACTCAGTTCCATGAGCTATTATCAAAATTACATCACAAACCTTTATTAGACAGTAAGGGAGAAAATATATCTTCAGATGAACTCATATCATTAACAACAGACCTTCTGCTATGGCGTTCATCATGGCCAACCCTTGCAACTGCCATACGCCAGTTCTCTCAGGGGATTGTCAGTAATGAAATTGAAACTGCGCTCAGTGCTCCGATAGCCTCAGAAGAGTCAAGTGATGCTTCGGGGGTAATCCTTTGTGTAGATCAGGGGGATGAGCAATTAACACCAGAAGAGCGAAAATTCCGAAAAGAGGCTCTTGCGAATGCCTTCCCGGCTATTAACTTTGACAATGGACGTTCCGATTCACCTGATTTTTGTGAATTATGGCCAATACATAGCGACCTGAACAAAACTCGCCTGAAAAATACTGTTCTGCCCTCTGGTTTACTGTTTGTAGCACACAAATACGACCCAACAACGCCCTGGATTAATGCCCGTAAGATGGCAGAGAAATTTTCCAGCCCGTTACTAACAATAAATGGTGATGGGCATACATTAGCTCTCACCGGAGTTAATTTATGTGTAGATAAAGCAGTTGTACATCACCTGATCACTCCACAAAAAATAGAAAATATATACTGCCCAGGAAATTCTGAAGCAGAAATACAATAATTTCAAAATATTCCGCTATTTGCTCCCAATGCAAAACATATATTGCATTGGGAGCATATTCATATTTTTGTTATTCTTGTATGAAATCGTCTCATGTACACGGTCCTTTTTTCGCCGAAAACTGATATTACTTTAATCAAAAGTTGACGTGCCAGATTCGAAGTAAATTTATAAAATATCAAATCAATATACATTTTGCACCTTCGAGATAGTAATAACTGTTACTGTAACATGAGTTACAAACAGCTTCATACCCAGAGCTACTGATGTATCAACACGATTCAACAATACCCAATATTTATTCCATGCCTCCAGCAACGATCTTTCTTCCTCCGTTGCGATTTCCAGATCTACAGCATCCTGCAGTGGCGCAATATACTCACTGAATTCCTGGATGTAGAACTGTGTGGTGACGGTCTTCCAGCCATTCGGCTCCTGCTGTATCGAAGCATACCAGGCTATTTCAATATCGCTATGCTGCGGCAGCATTTAACCCCTTGTAATTCATCGCCATAATTGATTTAATTCACAAATAAAACTATAACATGGTGAAATTAATGAAAAAAAACACAGATGATGGGGCTAAAATTTACACACCACTTACCCTAAAGCTTTATGACTGGTGGGTTTTGGGAGTATCAAATCGGCTTGCATGGGGATGTCCTACAAAGGAACACCTTCTTCCACACTTTCTGGAACATTTAGGTAACAACCATCTGGATATTGGTGTTGGAACTGGGTTTTACCTTACTCACGTACCTGAGAGTAGTCTGATATCTTTAATGGATTTGAACGAAGCTAGCCTGAACGCGGCATCTACAAGGGCTGGGGAATCAAAAATTAAACATAAAATTAGCCATGATGTTTTTGAACCTTATCCCGCGGCGTTACATGGTCAATTTGATTCCATTTCCATGTTTTACCTTCTTCACTGCCTGCCTGGAAATATATCTACAAAAAGCTGTGTAATACGCAATGCGGCGCAGGCCTTAACTGACGATGGAACTCTATACGGAGCCACAATTCTTGGCGATGGAGTTGTGCACAATAGCTTCGGTCAAAAACTGATGCGCATTTACAATCAGAAAGGCATCTTTTCAAACACAAAAGATTCCGAAGAAGGCTTAACACATATACTCTCAGAGCATTTCGAGAATGTTAAAACCAAGGTTCAAGGTACTGTAGTAATGTTTTCCGCTTCAGGGAAAAAATAGCATCCAACCGCAGCACGTTCTTGCATACGCCGTGTCTGCGGTTTAATTTTCACTCTCAAATATTGTAGTTAAGTACAATAATGATTCCTGTGGCTATATAGATGTTTTTGTAATTAGTCCTTAAGATAAAATTTCTCTATTTATCCAAGAAACAGACTTCATTAGGAAGAGTCGTAAAAACATTAACAACTACCGCCGTGTAATTAAATTATTTTTTAGAATGTTCTGATTGAGAAAAACAACGCCATACACATCAAAAGATATAGAAATGTAAATTTAGATTTATTAATCTTTTGAGTTACAACCTAAACTTTCCGTTAATCACCAAGATATCAATAGATTATACTCACTGAGTACACATTTTTACAATTGCTATTTCTCACATTAAGATGCGCATACCAATCTCTTATTTGACACTTTCTTATTTGTTACTAGAGTTAATTGGGTGCTGACAAGGCACATGTTATTTACAATTTGAAAATCAGAGGAGAAATGATATGACCGAACATCGTGGCGGTGCAGGTAATTTCGCTGAAGATCGACAAAAAGCTTCTGACGCTGGTCGTAAAGGCGGCCAACATAGTGGCGGTAATTTTAAAAACGATCCACAAAGAGCATCAGAAGCAGGGAAAAAAGGTGGTCAGAATAGCCATGGTGGCGGCCGTAAATCTGACTCTTAATTTATCACCCCCTACATTCGTGAATAACTGAAGCTAACTGCGAGCCTACGGGCTCGCAGTGAAAACTCTGGAGTGATTATGCAAATTAAATCTGTTGAAGATATCTTCATCCACTTATTATCGGATACATACAGTGCTGAGAAACAACTAACAAAGGCACTGTCTAAACTTAGTCGCTCTGCATATAGTGATAAATTAACCGCTGCTTTTCAGTCACATCTTGATGAGACACATGGTCAAATTGAACGCATCGATCAGGTTGTTGATTCTGAAGATAGTCTTAAATTGAAAAGAATTAAGTGTGCAGCAATGGAAGGACTTATCGAAGAGGCGAATGAGGTAATTGAAAGCACTGATAAAAATGAAGTACGTGATGCAGCATTGATTGCTGCAGCACAAAAAGTAGAGCACTATGAAATTGCCAGTTATGGCACTTTGGTAACACTCGCTGAGCAATTAGGATATAAAAAAGCGGCTAAACTCCTGAAAGAAACACTGGAAGAGGAAAAAGCTACTGATGTCAAATTAACAGACCTGGCATTTAATAACGTTAATAAAAAAGCTCAGGATAACTCCTGAACTATAGACTTCAATTTCTTTTAGGATAAACAGATTATGAATAGAATTGAACATTACCATGACTGGCTTCGTGATGCACATGCGATGGAGAAACAAGCTGAAAAAATGCTTGAGTCTATGGCCAGCCGGATAGAAAACTATCCAGAGTTACGTTCCAGAATTGAGCAGCACATTAGCGAAACAAAGAACCAGCTTTCACAGCTTGAAAGCATACTTGATCGTAATAATATTTCGCGCTCTGTCATTAAAGACTCTATGAGTAAAATGGCCGCGTTTGGGCAATCCATTGGTGGAATTTTTCCATCTGATGAAATTGTCAAAGGTTCGATCAGTGGCTATGTGTTCGAACAATTTGAAATTGCGTGTTACACATCTCTTCTCGCAGCAGCCAAAAATGCGGGTGATACAGCTTCAGTACCCATTATTGAAGCAATTCTTAATGAAGAAAAACAAATGGCTGAATGGCTTCTTAACCATATTCCTGACACCACTGAGCAATTCATGGTCAGATCTGAAATTGATGGAGTTGAAGCCAAAAAATAATTCTTTTGAGGAGGCATTATGTTTAGACACGTGAAAAAACTTCAATATACAGTACGTGTAAGTGAGCCAAACCCAGGCTTGGCTAATCTACTTTTAGAACAATTCGGCGGGCCACAGGGTGAGCTTGCAGCAGCATGCCGATACTTCACTCAAGGCTTAAGTGATGAAGATGCAGGCCGAAGGGATATGCTGATGGACATAGCAACAGAAGAACTAAGTCATCTCGAAATTATTGGTTCTCTTGTTGGTATGCTCAACAAAGGTGCAAAAGGAGCACTTGCCGAAGGAACTGAGAATGAAGCTGAGCTTTACCGTTCCTTAACTCAAAATGGCAATGACAGCCATATAACTTCTCTCCTCTACGGAGGAGGCCCAGCATTAACTAATTCAGCTGGTGTACCCTGGACTGCAGCTTATGTTGATACTATTGGCGAAGTCACGGCCGATCTTCGTTCAAATATTGCAGCTGAAGCTCGGGCAAAGATCATTTACGAACGTCTCATTAATGTTACTGATGATCCTGGAGTAAAAGACACTCTGGCATTTTTAATGACCAGGGAAGCAGCACACATGCTTTCATTTGAAAAAGCATTACATTCAATTCGTAACACCTTTCCACCAGGAAAATTACCACCAATTGAGAAATACAAAAACGTATATTACAACATGTCAGAAGGTGAAGACGTCAGAGGTAGTTGGAACAGTGATGAAAACTTTGACTATGTTTCCGATCCAGTTCCAGCGGTTGACGGTGGGGATGGGAAGGCCTCGATAAATCTTTCGACCAAGCAAGAAGCTATGATAAAAGCTATGGCAACAAGGTTGAAATCCCATGAAGACATCAATCCTGTCACTGGCGCTGAGCTTGCTGAAGGAGAACCACAAACAAAGATAAATAGTAAAAACTAATTATCTTCTGGTATTTAGCTATCCCTCATAAGTTAATTGCCGCTGAGATATCCTAAGCTCTAGCCTCTGAAAATACATTTATATTTCGAAGCCCGCGTTATTTTAAGCGGGCTTTTATTTTAAACTTCAGGTATTTCAGGCCACTCAATATCAGGTGCAGTTGATGTATCAACACGGTTCAGCAACACCCGATACTTCTTCCAGGCTTCCAGCAACGAGGTTTCTTCCTCCGTTGCATATACAGCTCACCTTTTTTCACCCACGATTAACCAACAGCCAGACCAACAGACACGCCACCACCGGCACAGCAAAATCCATCAGGCTTGCCACATCCCAAGCGCGCGGATCAAAACCGCCCCACCACGGCATATTCATTCGCTTGCCATGCCCGAACATTTCAATCCAGCGATATTCTGCCTGGGTGTGTTCACGCGCAATGAAGAACGTACAACCGGCTATCGCCCCGTAAGCCCAGTTCCCGGTAAAAAGACCAATCAGTAGCTGCGCAGCCACAGCACAAAGCGCATGAAGTAAGGGGCTTATATCCATTATTTCCTCCTTTCAGCTCCATTCCCGAAGCGGTGTTTCCAGCTCCACGACATAATCAGAGAATACAGAAACATCAAACAAGTCATCAAGAATGCGAATGTTGACAAAATAACCGTCATTCCGGACACAGACAGGTTCTCCCTCTTCTGTTACCCCTGTTTCTGTGTAGGTGAAACCAATTTCATCGACTAACAGTTTATTCTGGAGGTCTTCATCCTCCTCCCAGTCAAGAGATGACAGGAAGGCCTTAAACTGCAGTTTGTCATGAAACTTCAAAGTTAAATCTTTCATACGACCTCTTTTAATTGCCTGTCATTTAATTCTTTATGCCATATGCGGAAATTGCGAATATGGCCAAACAGATGTCGTTCTCCAGTATTCGTCTGCCCTCCAAATCGGATATTTTTATCAGCGGTCACGCCATTATATTCACAATAAACTTCATTAACCGCTTTACCATTTGTCACCACATGAAAGTGACCATCAGCTTTTGCAATACATCCAAATGTGGTTTTCTCTGCAAATACATCTGTCGCTGCGCTATTAACATACGAGCCTGAAGGGTTTGACAGACTCATATATAACTTACCACTACCTCTGTTGATTGCTGCAATTGCTGATTGCCCGGTATTGGCTGCTGCTATATCCCACACGCGGGGTGCGGCGTTTGGTGCAATATCCCAGTTTTTATGAATCTCAAGTAAAAAAGTAAATGGTAACTTATAAAGATTATTTCTGGTGGGGATACTAACCAAATCACTGGCTCTTGTCGTTGCGCTGCCTCCTGAAATAATAAATGATGATACACACGGCCCATTCTCTACTTGTGGGGTGGCAAGATAAATATAGTCACCAGATACTGTTGCCCCACCCTGCTCAGGAGAATACTGTATCTGAGAGCCTATTTTTAACTCACCATCAATTGCCTGAATCGTTGCCTCTGCAAAAATCCAGCCTGTGGTCTTATCCTTCCTGACTCGTGCCGTAATTCTGCCGGCAGCACCACCTGTCATATTAATTTCAAGCGTTTGCGTATCAATGTACGCATCGCCAAGAAAAGTTGTTGCACTACCATCATACTTATCAAACCGTATACGTAACCTTACCTGTCGTTCTGTTTTAAAACGGCATGAGGTTGTCACGTACTTGTTATCGCCTGAGACATCAACTGACTTTGTTGCAGCAATTGATGCCATATTAATAGCCGAAGTTTGCCCAACCAGAGAATCGTTGCAGACAAACTTTCCATAAGTAAAACCAAAACTATCTGTCCCGGTTTCGGGCACATCCATGTTTGATGACTTCCCCCAGCTGGCTGGACTTTCCGAATTGAGCATGTAGTTCGTTCTTTGTCCCTCAATAAGCAGGCCATCACACTCAAATCGCGGCTCATTAATTTCCGCCGTTTTCAGTTCGCCAGATTTGTTGATATATGTTGCCGTTGATGCGCGACTGAAATTAACCTGTTTATCACTGGCGACCTGAACCACATCGTCACCAATAGCTATTTTTTTATAGCCCGGAGAAAAACCCGCAATCATATCCAGTGAATCGTTAAACGGTATCCACACATCAGGCAGCGGCGGCACTATATTCGCATAGGGCTCTGCAGTCACTTCCGCTGCGACTTCTGCGCGGTCTGCCGCCTTTTCAGCCCGTGTCGCTGCCGACAGAGCCTCATCCTTTTTCTGCCCGGCCTTTGTTGCGTCTGCTGCGGCCTCCCGCGCTTTTGTGGTGGCGACTCCGGCATTTTCAGCGGCTGACTCTGCATTACGGCGGGAAGCCTCTTCACTGTCTGCGGAGGCTTCTTCTGACGCACGGGCATTTGTCTCTGAACGTTCTGCCGCTGTTGCTGCGTTTTGTGCGGCTGTTTTTGAAGAAGCTGCCGCTTTCGCGCTGTTACCTGCATTCGTCTCTGATGTTTTCGCCGCATTCCTGGACGATGCCGCTGCTGTTTCTGATTTCTTTGCTGCCGCTGCGCTCTGAGAGGCGGCTTCAGCGTTGCGTGCCACCTCTTCCACCATCTTTTCAAAACGATACAGTGCCTCCGGACGAACATCATCTTCTGTTGCAGCGCCCAGAAAATCATTCAATGTCCCCGGCTTAGAATCCTCATACACGGTGATGGCCCCGGCATGTGAAGGCGGAAAACCTTCAACCAGCAGGATAACGCTGTACTGGCCATACTCGACATCCATGCTGTAACGTCCGGCTTCATCCGGATTTTCTGAGGCCACCGTGTTCACCACAACCGTGGTGCTGTTACGCTTTGCCTTCAGTTGAATAGTGCAGTTCTGTATTGGTTTTCCCGCACCATCTTTCAGCACACCTGAGATTTTTACTGCTGCCATATCCACTCCACAAAAAAGCCCGCCTGAACCGGCGGGCTGTCATAACACTGTGTTACCTGGCTAATCAGAATTTATAACCGACACCCACGATGAAACCGTCAGTGCGCCAGTCACCACTGCCGGAACCTTCATAAGCAAGGTCAATGGCCACGGATTCGGTCGGGTTAAACTGCACGCCAGCCCCCCACGCCAGAGACGTGTTGCTGTGGCGACCGTCATCACTTCCGGTCAGCACATCGTGCGTTTTCCCCTTGTTGTCAGTTACGCAGAGATAATCCCCGGAGAAGGTCGACACACGGCTGTAAGCCATACCCGCCATCGCATAAGCACTGAACCATTCATTCACGCGTACAGATGGCCCCGCCATCATGCTGAACCAGCGGTTACGCACTGAATCTTCATGCCAGCGGGTATCGCTGTAATGCGTTTTTTGCTCATCTTTGGCATTGGCATAACTGAATGACGTCACCAGCCCCAGCGTGTCCGTAAATTCATAACGGTATTTCACGTTAATGCCCTTCAGGTCATCACTGCCTGGCATATCAGTATGGGTCTGAAGATACCCGGCGCTTAGTGTGGACTGATGCTCTGCTGCGCTCGCTGGCGTACCAGCGGCAACCAGCCAGACTACTGCGGACAGAATAACAGCACATAATTTACGCATAATTACCTCTCGCTTTTCTGCAATAAAAAAGGCGTCATTTCTGACGCCCGTATTGGGGTTATAAAATTCAGCTGATACTGATGCCTGCGGTGGCTTTCTTCATCACCACAACCAGCAAATCGCTGATACTTGCTGTGGGATACCAGTCATTTACCAGCCATGCTGACACCGAAAACTCCAGCGTCATGTGACCGTGACCGGCAGGCATATCAATAACGCCACTGTAAATCAGCGTATTATCCAGCGCGGTACGGTTATAAATTTCAGCACCGTTTTTCCGCACTATCAGACGGCATGAGGAGTAAATATCAGTATGCTCTCTCTCATGTTTAGCGCCGCTGAATGCCACCGCCGGAATAACAATCTGCCGGTCAAACGGCTGATCGTCATAAATCCTGACGGTAATGGTCCCTGATGGCCACCGTTCCGGTGCACGGGAGTCCCGGGGGAAAGCTTTGCCCACTGTTTTAACGAGATCGCCTTCAATCTGGTTCGCGGACAGTTTTCCCAGAACCCGGCAGTTCTCGTTAATCGTGACGTTGTTGAGCGACCCGGAGTTCGCATTCACGTTACCGCTGATATCGGCATTTTTCGCCGTCAGCCGCCCGTCCGGTGTCAGGGAAAATGCCGGAGGATTACCGCCGCTGGTAATGGTGGGAGCCGTCAGATATTTCAGGAACACTTCGTTCATGAATATCTGATCGCCCTGACCAACAAACATCGGCCTTGTGTTGCCATTCGCAGGATTAATCATCGCAATCCTGTCCGCCGCCAGCAGCACCTGACTCTGCATACCGTCAGGAGTATTCTCAATACCGGCACCAATACCCGCGATATAAAGGCGTCCGTCCTGCATCTGCTGCAGCTTCACAGCCCACATGCTGTTCAGGTTATTATTTGTATCAACCTGAACCTTCTGTATCTGCTGAATTACCGCACTCTGGTCTTCCAGTTTCTTATTGACGGTCTGCGTGATTTCATTGCTGACATCCGTAATGGACGTCCTGATTTCAGCCAGGTCAGGCGCAAGCTGACCGTTATCAATCTGCGTCCACAGCTCCTGAGCCAGATGGCTTTTCCCTATCTCGCCTTTGAAAAAATCCAGATAGCCGGATGCATCATCACTCGGCTGGCCAACAGCCTCCACAAATGCCGATTTGCCAACGGTGTTCACACTGCGGATGTAAAAATAATAATCATGGCCCGGTTTGATATTGATACTGGTGGCTATCCAGTACAGCGCCGTGCCAAGATAGCGGGCTGTGGTTTCAACCTGCCTGATATCGGTAATCCGCGTTTCCGAGAACCAGAACTCAAACTGTACCGTCGGATCATAAACCGCAAGATGCGGCGTGGCAGTTATCTGAAAATAGCCCGGCGTCAGCTCAATCCGCGACGGCGCTGCCGGTGCGGCAATCCGGAACGATACCGATGCCGGATCGCCCTGCTGTCCCCACGCATTTACCGCCCGGACCGTCAGCGTGTAACGCCCCAGCGCCAGTTGCCTGAAGCGGTATGTGGTTTCCGCCGTCCGGGCTGTGCTGACCAGCCGCTCACTGCCGTCGTCCGCTGCCACGGCCAGACGGAGCAGGAAGCTCACGCCCTTCACCACCTTCGGCGTGTCCCAGCGCGCCAGCACCTGGTATTCCCCGCTGTCTGCGGTGACTTCGGCGGTCAGGTGCTGCACCGCTGGCGGCGTGACACCATTCACCGTGCCGCTCTGGTCGCCGTCAAAGTGCGCCCCGTTATCCACGATGGCCTCTTTTTCCGGTACATGCTGCACGGCGGTGATGGCATACGTGCCGTCATCGTTCTCACGGATACTCACACAGCGGAACAGGCGCTGGCGCAACGTTGGCAACTTCAGCCCCCACACGCTGTATTCTGCAACGCCGTCAGGAACACGGCTCACTTTTACCTTCACGCCGTCGGTGACGGACTGGACCTCCACGCTGACCGGATTCCCCTGTCCGTCAGCCAGGCTTATCAGCGTGGTGCCGGAGGATGGCAGCGTGATTTCACGGTCGAGCGTCAGTGTCCGCGTCTGGTTGTTCACCGCCAGCACGCGCCCGCCGATGCTGATCCCCGCATAGTCATCATCACAGATTTCAATGACATCGCCCGGTACATGGCGAAGCCCTTCTGCACCCACGCTGAAGTCCACGGTCTGCGTTTCCAGCAGCTCCGTTTTAATCAGCCACAGCCCGGCGCGGTGCGCCTGCCCCCGGCTGGTACAGCCAAAGGCATCCATCTTCGTGACGTTACGACCGTAACGGGCAATGGCCTGCGTGTCCTCCACAAGCTCTGTCGCCGTCTCCCAGCC